TAAAGCTGTATTTGTGTAAAAATCTAACCACTCATTTACTTTTTTACGAATTTCAAATTCAACACCATAAATTATAGCTGATTTGGGGTTGGTGAATGATAAAAGTAAATTTGAGGGTACAGAACCGTCTGCTACAATTTGCTCAATTGGTTTAATGAAGTTTTTACCAAATAAAGCTACAGATATATTTTCACCTGATTTAGGGTAAAATTCATATTTAAGATCTAAATTATAGATGTCTGATTTTTCTAAATTAGGGTTACCTAATAATTGTGCGTTACGAACAAAATCATAGTAAGCAAAATTAGCTACTTCTCTAAATTCAGGACGTGATAATGTTTTACTAGCTGATAAGCGGTATTTAGTTTTATCTAAATTATAAGATAAATTTAATGATGGTAAAACATCTAAATACTTTCTATTTACATTAATTTTTGTACCGCTAAAATCAGCTGTTTGTACATTAAATAAATTGTATTCTGTTCTTAAACCAGTATTTAATTTCCATTTTCCGAACTCATTATCATACATCACATATCCATTTGCTAAATCAAAATCAGCTACATATTTGTCTGTATTGTTTGTAATTTCATTTAGCATATCTGCTGCTTCATATCTGAATATTCTGGCTTTGAAATTTCTTAATCTTTTAAGATAACCGCCACCAACTTTAATTTTATTAAATGATTTATTTAAATTACCATTAAAGCTATTTTCATCCATTACACTCCAAAAACGGTATGTGTCTCTCCATGCTACAGCATAAAGTTCATTTATACCTAACGATTTTGTAATTGGATTTACTCTATAATCAGGTTGATCACGTAACATTAAATTATAACCTAAGTTAAAATCTAATGTTTTAATTTTACCTTCAAATTGTGAGTTTATAACAGTTTTAATAATGTGGTTAGAAGAGTTACTTCTTACATTTTGAACATTATCATAATTTTCACCATTACGAGTCAAATATGATTGCTCAATTTGATGATTAAATAATGTTTTTAAACTATATTTGTTTTTACCTGTATAAGTGATATTAGCTAAACCGTTTAATAGTGTTGTTTTAGTAAATAGCGTATCTTTATACTTATATGCTAATTCGGTTGATGATTGATAATCTTGTCTATCTATATAATTTAAAGAATAAGTATTTCTAGCGGTAGAGCTAAATAAGAAATTCCAATTGTTTTTCTTTAAACCAAAAGATAAAGATCCATTTGTATTAGGAATAGATATAAATTGTTTAGCCTGAGGTGAATTAATTGACTTGGTGTATGCTCTTTTGTCTCCATTACTACTTATGCGGTATTTGTAAGTAGAAGGGAACATTGAAGGGAACTGAATAGATTCCACCAAGTTGAATTTTTGAAACGTAGACACCATTCCATAACTTAACCCCAGGCTTAAGGAGAAAAAATTGCTAGAAACATCTTTAGTAGCAATTTGAATAACACCACCTGCAAAATCTCCAGGTAAATTAGCAGTAGCTGATTTGGCTACAATTATATTATCTATTAACCCTGAAGGTATAATGTCAAATGAAAATGCTCTACGATCAGGTTCAGTTGATGGTAAGTAGGTTTTATTTAGTAAAGCTAAATTATATCTATCAGCTAAACCACGTACTAATACAAATTTATCGTTTTGTATTGTAACACCATTTACTCTTTTAAGAGCATCACCTACTGTACGATCTGGTGTTTTTTTAATAAATTCAACTGATAGTCCATCAGAAACAACGGAGCTGTTCCTAATTGTGTTAAGAACAGCTACGTTAGTTTCTTTTTTAGTTACGGAACGAACCGTAATATTGTCTAATTTTTTGTTAAATAATGTGTCTTGAGAAAATAAAAATAAAGGACACAACAACAAGAATAATAAATGTTTCAAACGAGTGATTTTGTTTCACGCATACGTATTATCCATTTAGTTTAATACTCGTGGGTAATAACTCCGTCATAGGCTTAAAATCTGGGTTTTCAAGCTTATAAATTTCATATATATTTTTGAACATAGTAAAATTAGTAGCAATATTGTCTGATGATTTTAATTGCCATCCTTTACCTTGAATTGCATCTTTTTTACCTTCACCACGAGTAGCTGCTTTTAACCACAAAATACCTGTACGTTCAATAAGAGTATCGTGTGTTTCATTCCAAGCAACAGCGTATGCTGCTAATTGCAAATCATATGATGTATGAAGTGAATTTGATGTTTTAATGTCAAGTAACCAAACTTGATCATTTAATCTAACAATCAAGTCAGCAGTACCAGCATATTCGTGAGCGTCTGAGAATAAATGGTATTCTGTAGCAATTAGTTCTGGTTTGTGTGTGTTCCAAAATGCGGCAAATTTAAGAATCATTTTCCAAACTTCTAAACTATATTCTGCTCTTCCGTTTTCATCTAACCAATTAATTTCTTCACCATTCAAAAAACGATCAATAGCAGTATGTACTTGTGTACCTTCGGATGCTGCTTTTGAAGCAATGATATCTGAATTGTGTCCTACATCTTTTAACCAATTATGGAAAAATTGATTTTTAGGGAAATAATTTAGTACTGATGTTACTGAGGGGTAATATTTGTCGTTGCGTCTGTAAAATCGAGAATCTAAAACATTTACTTGCTTATCTCCCTGGGTATATTCAACGATGCGCTTAATTTTAGGGTCTTTTATGACATTAACGTGTCTATCAATCATAGTAATAATATTATTTAGTTAAGATACCCAACCCATGAGAAGGATAATAGTTGTAAAAAGATAAATTGTATTTTGTTGCTAAATCTATACATACTTGTTTTACCTCTGGGAAGGATTCAGTGTCATGGAATATTACAACATCAGCATTATTCACAGCCCATTCTCCACAAGCATAAGTATCTTCATATGTATGTACTATATCAATATGAATTAGGTTATATTTTTCGGTTTTGTTTAAAATATAATCTTGATAAGAAGATTCAATTAATTTTACATTTGTATAATCTTTTAAATTATTTTTTGTTCTTTCAAAAAAATTATCTTCTATTCCAGCATGAATATCCCCTACAAAAGTATCTACTCCTACTACTTCTTTAAAATAATTTGCCAAAGCAGAAGTTGAATATCCATGATGTACACCAAACTCAAGAGCCTTTTCAGTATTAATATTAAATTTTTTAATTAAATCTTTTAAAATAGTTGGAATATCTCCCCAAGCAGTAATTACATTTAGTACTTTTGGGTTGTCTCTTTCAATTGGGGTGTAATTTAAAATTTCTATCATATTAATTGTAATTTTTTCTCAAGCAAGCTCTGTAAATTCAGAGGTTTTGTTTGCTCAAGAGTGTTAAGGAATTGTTCAAAACCAATTTCATTAGCGTCTTTACCTTCCATTTCAACAAGGTATACTTCTTTACCATACGACATAAGCATTTCAGCTTGTTTCAAAGCATCGCGCCTAGCGTCAGCATCTAAAGCAATATAAATTCTATCAACAGAGGCTTTAACTAATTTTTCCATTAACTTACCGTGTATTACTTTACCAAATAAAGGAATAACATTTCGTTTAATAGTGAGAGCATCAAATATTCCTTCAACAAGAATAATTGGTGCATCCCAATTTATAAATAACTCCCACCCGATAACATCTTTAGCGGATGCAGGAGGATTTTTATATTTTTGTGATGATGTTTCTTTATAGTCACGTGCTATAAAATAATTTAATTTAGTGTTAGCATCGTATGAAGGTATAATAACACGACCTTCATATTTACCTTCTTTACAAAAACCAATATTATATTTTATAATATCGTTTTGTGTTATACCACGTTTTTTAAGGAATTTCAAAGCATGTTTTGCTTCAATTTGTATAATTCTATCTTCAGTTATATTTGAAAAAGATATAAATTCTTTAGGAAGTTCAAGTATATCTGAAGATATACTAATTTCTTTCTTGTTAGGGACTATTAAAATATTTAATTCAGCAATTTTATTTTGTGGTGCTTTAATTTTCTTAAATAATGAAAGCAACGATTTACCTTTAGCACCACACACCCAACAATGCCAAAAATTCTCACGTTTTTCAGTAGTACGTAAGTTAATTTCCATTTTGTTTTTATGGTGGGTGCAGAAGGGACATTTAAAAGCATAGTTACCTTTGCTTGTAGATTGTCCTTTGCCTAGTACGGATTCCACTAAAAATAGGAGAGCTGTATTATCCATAACCTCAATATACGAAATAACTTTGCCTACAACAAGTCTTTAGTAAAGAATTTACCTAATATATTATCGTTATATGATCTGTCCTTTCCAATTAAAACTTCTTCTTTACACTGGAAATGCATTTCGTAATATGTTAATGCTTTTTTGGTTTTGCATTGTATTAAAACCCAACGCTCAAAATTTTCCTCACCGTGTTCTTTAATATCAGCAAGTAATTGTTTATTTGAGCCCCAATATTTTTGCCAATTACTTTCAGTACGAATTACTTCGTGAGTTGGTTTACGGCCTGGGCCTGTTTGTTCAGCTAACTGTTTTTTGGTGAGTTTGTGTTTTTTATTATTCCAAAATACTTTTTTACCAATATAAAATTTACCTGTTTTTAGATTGGTAATTTTATAAACAAAACCATAATATTTTTCGGGATTAGGTGTGTCCCAACTTTTCCATTTAGGTATCATATTTCACAACAAAAGTCATGTCAGTGTCAGGAGACATTAACATGGGTTTACCAAATTTAGCTACAGCTAATAATTCATTATTATCATTGTATAATCCTAAAGCAGTAGCATAAGTATAAAAATCAGAACCAGTAGCAAAGTCTCTTAAAACACTACCTGTGTAGCTGCCTGTTATAAGTGATGGGTTGTAAGATAAATTAAAATCACTTTCTTTTACTAAACAACGCACTTCATGTTCATAAATAGTATGTTCATTTTTAAAAGAAATTTGCCAGCCATTTGTTTCAGGAGCTGTTGATAATTCTTGATTTGTTATAACAGCTAATCCTTGAGCATAAAATATATTCCCTATATAATTTTCAGGAGTTACTACATTTTCAACAAAATAACCTTCATAATCAAAATAATTAATATTAATATATCTATCTATATCTCCTCTTAAATCTACAAGATTACCGTATCCGTCATCAACAATAAAATAAACAGAAGAAGACATAATAAAAGTAGTAGGTAATATTTTATTACCATATACATTTTGATTAACAGATATTACTTGAACAGTTTCATTTACTCCTGTTGGATAATTTTTTATTAATTCTTTTTTATCATTATATATAAAATAAGAAGCAGTTGGGCGTTGCTGAGAAGCAGATTCATAGTATATTGAATTTGCTAGTGAAGATGTGTTTAGGGGAGAAATATAGGTTTGATAATATAATTGATTTATTTGAGAGTATATTAATCTTTGATATTGATTATCAGCAGTAGTAGTTTCACTAGTTGAAAAAGCACCGGTAATATTGGAACCTTGATATATTTTTAAATAACTAGAAAAAGAAGAAGAAGCAATATTCCACTGCTTATTAGCAGGGTATTGTACAACTGACACGTCTGATTTGCTTAGCTTTTTGAATGAAGACATGCATTAATAGTCTAGTTTGATTCTAATTAGGGCTTCTTTTGTAAAGTCTTTTGTTAATGGTCTACTTAATTTAGCTACAGCTAATAATTCATTATTATCATTATACATACCTACTGATGTAATGTATGTTTGTGGATTGTTAATTAAAGTAGTATATAATAAATTACCATTATCATCTATAATGGACGGATTAGTTGTATAGTTAAACTCACTGTTTTTTACACGTGTGAAGAAATAGGTTGATGACACTGTTTCTTCTGATTGTAGTTTAAATAAAGATCCGCTGCTAATAGATCTCCATAATAATAAGCTATTATTAGCAGCCGAGGCTGTTATTTGGCTTACATTAACTGAAGAGGTAAGATATGGGAGAAGGGAAGTAGATGAACCTGATGTTGCATTTAACACAATTATATTTAGATCAGGAAACATCATTCCATAATAGGAAGAAGTAGTAGAAGTTAAAGGTACACCTGCTGTACTTCCACTAACAATATAATATACTCTATTTTCTCCAATATAACGAGTTAGATTTGTAGTAGTACTATCATCTACTAATGTAATAGAATTAGTAACACTAGCACTAGGGGATTGAAGATTTAAAACAAAAGAACCAGGTAATAAAGATTCTTTATATCGAGCACGAGCTACATTAATTACATAAATTTGATTTGCTGTTGTAGAACTATTATCAAAGCTAAAATTGGTAGCTTCAGTTCCATAAACTAAATTTCTATATTCTCCATAAATAACACGAGAAGGAGTATACCCAGGAACATTATTATTAATTAATTTTGATCCTGATCCTTGTAAATTACCATATTGGATAGAAAATTGTATAGATTCAGTAGTAGAAGAATTATATACATTTAGATAATATTCAGTATAAGTACTAGATGTATAAAATTGACCTGCTCCTAATTGAGAACTATCTCCACTCCAGGCTCCACGTACTACTGTTTCTGAGCTTACTACTTGGTCTTCTGTATTATATCTTGAAAATGACATAGTTTATATTATATTAAAGTGTTGATACTTTTAAAATATTAAGAGGAATAGTAATTCTAGCACCACTATCTCTACCAATTACAGTAATAGTAGTAGCTAATTGTGTTAAACTAGATCCAAATAAAGTATTAATTGTTGTGCCTGTAATTGTAAATGAAGTACCAACTTGTGTTACTGATAATACAGTTCCTGTAGTTGTATTTAGGCCTGAAATTGGTGTTGATGTTGTAATGCCAGTTCCAGTGAATGTAGATACTAGACGAGAATCAGCAATTGTAGCAACATATCCATTAGCTTCAAATGTACTTGTAGCACCTAAATAATTAAGTGTTTGTGGAGTAATTGTTAATGAAGCACCTTGTTTAAGTGAAATACTATTGTATCCAAGATTAATAACAGGTAACTTAGAAGTACCACGAGGCAATGTTACAAGTTTGTAGCGCATTATTTGTGAATCATCAGGAAATGCTTCTAATACAGGAACATTTTCAATTGCTTCACCATAAAATGCAGAACCAGATGGGTGAGTTGGATTATATAAGGTATAATCGATTTCATCATCAGCTAATGCAAATTGTGTAATTTTGAATGAACCATCATTACGTGCTAATAATTCACGTCCTTTTTTGGTTAATATTGCATCTACAGTAATTGTTGTAGGATTTAAAATTGCCATATTCGTTTATTGTATATATTATAAATATATTAAAAATTTAAATTTATGATGTGATTCCCTGTTGATCAGCCAATAATTTTTGTTTTACTTCTTTAGTTATTGTATCAATATTATCTAAGAAATTAGTAGCAATGTTTGATGGTATTGTAAAACCATACGATGTTTTACCTGGTCTTTTTCTAAAGGTTAGGTGAGCATTTGTTTCATCTTCAACACGTTTTAATATTAAAAAGCGTTGATATGAACTAGATTGTAAATTACTAGCATACAGATTAGATAAGGTATTATCTAAATATAACTGTAGTAAACTAGCAGATATAGATGAACTTAATACTCTAGATTCAACATAGGTATTATCTGATAGGTAAGTTAATACTATATCATAGGGTTTAATAGAGAAAGAATAATCAACATCTCCATATATTGGATATAGACTATTTAAAGAGCCTGTTAATGGGTTAGGAACAAATTGATAATTTCTATTATGAAAATTACTTATACCCGAATTAAAGGTAATTACATTTCTATTGCCAGAAGCTATAGAAGCAGATATAGAAGAAGAATTAAAATAAGGGCAAGTAGTAGAAGCATATCCTGTTGATGTGGCTAAAGAACTAATTACTAAACTTCCTTCTGTTAATGATGCTGTAAAATTAGAATTACTAGCGGAAATATTAAATATTAGAGATAATTTATCATTTACAGCTAAATTACTTACAGGAAAGGAAACGGGCCTATTAATATTAAATAAGGCTGAATCGGAGCTAATATCTGCTGCTTCGGGATCATAAATAGAATAAAGATTATTTATTCCGGTATTGTATTGGACTATACCATTTACGCATCCTAAACTAGTTGCAGGAAAAGGAGAAGGATCAATATTTGATACTAAATAAAAAGGTGTGGATTGAGGATTTGATACAGTACAATTATTAGAATCACTAGTATCTGCAGATCCAAATACTTGGGTAGTATATCTATATAATTTAGTTCCTGCCGGATAACTTGTTGCCCCAAAGCGAAGACTTCTACCGGTGAATATAAAATTAGTATAAGTTAAATTAGCATTCCCCCCGGGGCTACTGTAAAATCCAGTTATTAGTGAACCTGTATTAATGGCAGGATCTGCTACTAGATCAAGATTATAGGTATCTCGAAGAAGTTCAGTTCCATTTTTAAAAAGTATTAAAGACCCAGTTAAGTAAGTAGTCCCTCCTACTACACTTGCAGACACAGCAAATGAAGCTTGTACCCTATAATCACCAGATTCTTGTACAGAATATGTAGGAGGAGTAAATATAGTACCTGGGGTGAAAATATTATTGGGGTCTTCAATTTCTGTATTAAATATATTTAATATATTGCTACTAGTGATAGGATATCCCATAGTTCCTGATCCACTAATAGTTAAAGGAGAGGTGCCATTAATTGCATTTATTTGGTAACTATTTGATTCCCCTAAATTTTCAAAAAATATTTTAGGATCAACACTACAACTACTAAAATATATTATTGGATAATAGGCATATCCACTATCAAATATTAGTTTATCTCCATCTGTTGTTTTTTGATTGCCATATTTTTGATTATCAAATTGTGATACATTTAAATAATCACCAGCAATAAAAGTTCTTTGAACCTCTTCCCAATGTTTATTACGCTGATTTAATTCAGTTAACCCACCAAATTCATCTACAAGATATTTTAAAGACAATCTATTACGACCAGGTAGAAATGAGGAAGATACTATTTCTGTAAATAGTCCTATTTTTCTTGTATTTTTATTTATTGTAGCTTCTTTTCCAAATGATATATCTCCATTATAAGTTGAAGAAGCACTAGTATAAGTATTATATTTTAAACTAGATATTTTTACTCCTTCATAACGTGAAAGTTGATGTGTTTTTAGAGACTCATATGAGTCTTGCAATTCTGCATAGTAACTAGATGAATATCCTGCTAATCTAAGAGGACTATTCATTACATATATAGGTTCTAATAATTTACGATTAATAGATAATATGCTAGAAGATATATTATTAAATAATACATTAAAGTCTGAGTGGTTAAAGGCGTTTAAATCTATACTAGAAGTAGGAAATAAATAAGGGTTAAAATTAACTTCATCAAAAATATCACTATAATCAACAACATCTCCTTCAAATTCACCTGTGTAATAAGCTACTCTGCTACCTGTTAAGTGTTGATATATGTCTGTATATTCAGTCCCAATAGTAGGGCCTTCAATAATACCTTCATTTACTTCTATCTTAGAAGTAGAAGATGGATTCGAATATACAAATTTATTTCTTTCTAAAACTGGGGAGCTAATGGTAATGCCTGTGGATAAATTTGCCCTTGCAGGGACAAAATCTTTTAGCATTTTAAATAATGAATTATCAAAAAATTGAATTAAACGGATAAATCCGGCATAATCCATATATGATGGATTAAAATTATAGTAGGTATTTTTATCTATATCTAATTCTGTATATGATCCACTGTATAGATAATTAGGGTCTCCAATAATATTATCTAAACTCCAATTAGGTTTAGCTATTGCTATTGAAGCTGAAGCATACGTATCAATTTGGGTTTCAGGGGAAAATGAAACATCAACATAGTGATAGTCTGTAGTTCTAAGTTGAGATATAGAAGGGTTTGTTTGAAGACTAATAAAAGGAGATAAAACACTACCTGATGCTATACTATTGGTAACTATTCTTATTTTATCATTATTATACTCGTCTAACATATTAACTTTCAGATCACCTCCGTATTCTTTAACATTTAGTATACTACTAGTAATACCAAAAGTAGATATTAATGTTTGTAATCCATAAGTTGTACCTTTAGTTTTTAATAATAAAGGTAAATTATGATAAATACGTTTATATGTCTCTGCAAGTAGATCTTTGCGTGGAATATTATTTAAATAAGAGCCAGTAGGAGTAAAATTATTATCAAAATTAGCACTACCACTATCTTGCCCAACTAAAAATAAATCTGTTTCAGAATCACCATATTTGTTATACAATTTAGTACCTAATGATTGTAAAACAGTATATACTAAGTCTTTAGAAACACCTTGTTCTAAATTATTATTTGCTAAATTAATATCGGTAATTGCTTGTAAGTAAATCCAAATATTATCAAAATAATGACCAACCATATTAAGGAAAGTAAAATATGGAGTATTGTTATCATCATCTTGGATAAAAGTAGGTATTGTATATACTAAATTATTTTGATTTTGTTCGTCATAATTAATAGCTTTAATAATAGCACTATTATACCATAAAGAAGCATTTATTGATCCTGTTGATTGTAGAGTAAAGGGTTTGGTAGAAGTAGATTTTGGGTATGGGTTAATTCCAAAATCTTCTGATGAGATAAGAGTTGACCCACTTTCAAAATATAAATAGTATTCAAATCCATCAAAATTAGATATAATATTATTTATACTAGCTGTAGCTGAATTTAGGTCATTAGTTAGATTAGGTCTACTAGAAGTTAATGAAGTGTAAACAGATATATTATTTGTATAATCTTCTATTTCTTTTACTTTATTATAAAATTTTATTATTCTTTGCTCCGCTGAGCTAAAAAATACAAAGTTACTAAAATTAGTATAGTTAGTATTAATATCAATACTTTGAGAAGTAATTAGATTTAAAAGTTGGTGATATGAAGAAGATACATTTTGAAGACTATTTACTAAACCTTCATAGGTTTGATATGAAGTAGCTATATTATTTTGATTAGAAATATCAATACTAAAATTAGGACCTCTTAACTGAGGGCCAGGAGCAGGAATAACAAATTTATCTAAATTAATATTAAAAACATATGGATTAACTTTTTCTTGTACAACCCATAAAGTTGATTTATCCTCAATTGTGCTAGGAAGAGGTTGATATAGTTTAAATAAAATTTCATAACCAGAATCTATTCTATTAAGAGCAACATTTACTGCTACTACTTGTTCATTGTTTCCAAAATTAATAAGATAATCAACAAAATAAGTAGACCCAGTATATGCATTTATAAGAGATAAAGCAGCAGTTTCAATTTCTTTATTTGTTAAAATAGTAGATCCTACTCTTATTTCAGTTCTATCTGATGATATTTCTTTTAAAAATAATTCTGCGTTTGGATTGGAAACTTGATTATTAAAAAAATTATATTGAACTGTAAATTCTCCAGAGGAATATCCTAAGTTTTGCAGATCTGTAACAGGGTCTATTTCAATAATAGGTAAGGTTCCATCTATTGGATTAATATATGATGTAGAGGGAGATTTAAAATCCTTATAACTATAATTAATATTTAAAAGATTATTTCCAGCATCGTAAACAAAATATTCAATATAATCGTTTTGCTGTCCAAAATCTTCTTTTAATAACTGAGGTGAAAGTAAATTAAGATCAGCATCTTCATAACGAGATACTTGTTGTGTATTTAAAATTTCACCTATTATTTTAATATTATCTGCCATTATTGTTTAGTCAAATCGTTTATTGTAGTTTGAGCATCTAATATTTGTTGTCTTAATGATGTAATTTCATCTAGAAGTGCTTGTACATCATCTTGACTAATACTAATACCTAAATAATCTGCTTCTCTTTGTAAAATGTATTGATGTGAATTTATTTCTCCTTCTCTAGGAATTTGATAAAATAGCTGATCATAAAGTTCAAAAAAATCATCAACAGTAAAAGATAATTGTTCTTCTCCTCCCTGAGTAAGTAACTGGCGAAATTGGGTGTCAATTACTCTTCCATAAGTATCTTTAGTAAATACGGTTTTTTGTATTGGAATTTGAGACATTATCTTATAACTTTAAAAATATAATCCTTATCAGATATTACTACTTCTTTATTTTCTACTATTGTTTTGATTAATAATTTATAATAACGTTCAGGTTCTAAACCATTCATATAAACGTCAAAATAATTACCATTTGGATCACAGCTTATTTTAGTATATGATGTATCATAATCTACGACAATTTCTTCAGTATCCAAATCTTTTATTGACCAGTATGAAGAAGAAGGTAATGCTTTTGCATTAGCATAACTAATAGATGTCCTAAATGCTACCGAAGGATAAATATCCCTTACATTTACTCTAAAACGTTGTATTGAGTCTTGTTGAAATTCTCCTTTGTTATTACCTAAGGTTAAAGCAAATAAACTTGAAGTAACAACATTTAAAGAACCTGTATTATATATTGAATCATCCCATCTAAATTCAAGAGATGGAGGATAAATTGTATGAGTAGTCCCAGAAAAATATTTTAATTCAAATTTAGGAGCGTCTGTAAATTCTAAAGATGAAGAATGTTTAAGAATAAAACCATAATTAGGAAAATAAATACCATTATCATACCAAATATCTACAATATCTGTTACTTTAATTTCAATATCTTTTGATGAAATATTATTAAATGATTGACTAACTTGAAGAGAAGGATAATCCCACCAAGTTCCTCCTCCTACTGCTCCATCAGGACTATATGAACCTGTTTGGGAAGACTGAAACGTAGTATCAGTCCACACATTGCCATTTAATTCATTAGTATATATCCAACTAACCCCATTTGTTGTAATAGGAGAATTACCCAACCTTCCTGTTCCTACATTCCAATCCTGAGTTAAGGCATAGCAAAATACAGTATAGTTTACTGGTAATTCAGAAGCATTAGATAAATACATTTTTAAGTAAGTATCATATGATGCCCCAGATATTTTATTATCTATAATATCATTTATTTGATCTGTTGGAAATTTAATAAGGGGACGAGATACTTCATTAGTACCTGTTATAGATTTATATGTACTTAATTCTAATATTTCATCCTGTCCTGAATTGAGATTAGGATAATATGAATAGAGAGTAGCACTCTTTTCAGGGAATATTTTATAAACAGCCATAATTAGTAATTACTACATATAAATATAGTAACTATCAAACTGTTTTACGCAAGCAATGCGTGATATTCTTTAAAATGTTTAATACGATCAGCTAAACCAATAACACCACCATTAACGCGCTTTGTAACTTCAGTTACAACTGCATCAGTAGCACCCTTATCAGCGATTTTATGTAAGCCATTTTTATGAAAGAACCAAGCAGCAGATAATAATGGATATTTAGTAGCAACTAAATCTGGTGACTCAAGTAAATTTTCAGGAACAACAGCATCAAATGCTTTATAGTTATCTTTACCAGTTAATTGGATATAACCACGACCTCTAAATTTCCAACCTTCACCAGATGCTTCAGGACCATTACCCATTCTACCACCATAAACTAAATTAGCAATTTTTTCTGGTTTGCGCTCGTATAAAGCTGCTTTATCAGCAGTTGGAAAATACTTTTTAAATATACCTAATAAACCCTTAGCACCATAATTTAAATTTTCATTTACTGCTTTAAATCCACCGGACTCGTGTCCTGCTTGAGCTAAGAAGTGGGCTAAACGTAATGGAGTATTTAATTCAAATTTTGCAATTGTGTCTGGTAATTGGGCAATTACAGCATCTGGAATGTGTCCTTTTAATTTGTCTAGGTTCATATTTTATAGTTTTTAATAAATATTATTGAACAACAACTCTTCCCTGAATATCTATATTTGGGTATCTAATTTCAAATATAGCTGGGTCTAGGGAAGGATATATATTTCCATTTTTGGTTGCTCCTGCTATATCATATCCATATTGAGAATATAGGGCTCCTGTTGGGTCTTGTTTATTTATAACTTCTAATTTTACAACTGATTGTAATCCTTTAACATCACATAATAAATTACCTGTGATGTTTGAAAGTATAATTGGTTGATTAATTTGCCATTTATCTATATTAAAGTAATCTTTTATTATATTAATACAGTTTGTCAATACTTCTTTATTTGAATATCCACTAGAAATAGTAATATCAAAATTAATTCCTATATTGATATAAAAAGCATCTTTAATATTAATAGCATCAGTAACCATTTTATATTGATTTAAATAGGTTACTAAATTTTGTTTTAACGTATCTGAAGCTTGGGTTAACTGTTTGTTATTATTATAAGATAATACATACAAATCTAAAGTTAATGGATTATAAAGAGAGGTAGGAGCTACAGTTTGTTGTAGATTTCCATTAAAATCTTGTGATATATAAGCTTTAGCAATATTTCCATAATCAGAAGGTAAAGATAAAGTTCTTACTATGTAGTCATCTTTAGTTACAGCTCTTAATTGAGTTGAATATGTATTTAAAGCATTTTGTCTAATTTCATCAATTGTGTCTCCATTTCTTCCACCAACTGAAGGGAAAGGATTATTTGAAACTACACTATTTAAAACAACATTTACACTTCCTGGAACTGGAGGGGTTCCATTTTTAAAATAAATAGCTGAAGTGTCTATAATAGTTAAGTCATTAGCAGGTACATTAGATGTTATACCACCACCTGCTAAGTAATTTACAGTAAAAGATCCAGAAGGAACTAGCCCATATTCTTGGGTAAACATTACTGATGCTTCATTATAGTTATTAGTTAATAATGAAATACCAGGTACTAAACCTAATTGAATATTATCTGGAGTAGGTATGATTTGTTCATCTGTTTTATTTTGGGATAGACCTGCCCCAAATTCTAACTGTAATGTATTATCTGAAAGAATTCTAGACACATATCGTCTAGGTACCTTTTGTAATTGTAATAAATAAGGTACTTGATCAGTAGTAGCATTAGGGTTAGCAATTTTTTTATAAATAGTTGATTGAGCTAAATATGGAACTTCATACCAAAAATTCCCGTCACTTCCAGTAATATTTAATATTTGTAATATATTAGTATCAGTTATGTTAGATGTTGCAAATTTTTGGTTTCCAGGGAATGAAATAGTAGTAGATTTTTTTTCAGCAGAAATTACAGGTACTGTTTTTTTAACAAGAAAATAATCATTATTAATAAACGTAACTTGAGTATCTGTTGTATCAGTAAAATCTACTTGTTGTGTAGTTAAAAATTTAATTCCTGTAGAATTAGAAGTTATACTAGTATTAGATGGAATTATTAGACCATATCTAAAAGTATCAGGTATTATAGTACCAGGAAGAGCATCAATAGTAGCAGGAACTAATTGGTATACATCTATAGTAGTAGTTGACGCATATGAAGCTTTAGGACGATAACCCATTACATAAGATAAAGCATATAAATTTTCCTTTTCTTTAGCATATAAAAGAAAATTTTCTTGCGTTTGAGTATCTAAATAAAATGACATTACATCTCCAACATATGAAGCCATTTCAATAAATAAATTACCAGGAGTGGCTTCTGAAAAGTCATTATATGTTGTAGGAAAATAGGTTTTGGCATACTGTTGTAGAGCAGCTTTAAAACTTGTAAAATCTTTATTTAAATATGATATGTTTTTGTCTTCGTTAGCCATTATTAGGTAAATTGTACTGTTACTTGATCAGGAGTATTTGAAATATTTAATACATAATTAACACTTAAATCTATAAGATTATAATCAATATTAGGAATAACACTAATTTCTAATACGGTTATTTCAGGAATAAAAGTATTAATACTATTAATTAAATCTAATTTTAAATTTCCAACATTAAAATCAGTAATACCTTCAAATAAAAAATCTCTTAACCCTGTACCAAAAAAAGGATTCATTATTCTTTCTCCTCTAGAGGTTAACAATAAATTAACTAAATTAGATTTTATTTGATCTTTAGTAGTATAAGTACTAGTAAATGGTTTACTAAAAGGAAGAGATACCCCAATAGCAATATTTTTTTGTAAATCAAGTGGATTTACTCGTATCGTTTGAGGTATTGGCATATTATCCTAAATTTCTTAATCCAGATAAATCCTGGGCAGTCATATTAGCTCCAGCATCTGCAATAAAAGCTGCAAATGGATTATCAGAAGCAGTATCAACTTTTAAATGAGATTGAGGTTGTTCATATCCGAACATAGACCCCATTTTACTACGTAAAGCTGCTTTAGCTTCACCATTAATAGGTACATCATTGCTAGTAAAACTAAATGTTTTGTTTTCGTTTAATTCTTGTTTCTTTTGTTCTAATAACAAAACACCGATTTCTTCACGAACGGCTTCGCGAACTGCTTCTTTAATTAAATTTTTAAATATTTTAGCATTCATAATTATAAATATTTTATCCTTGTAAATTTCGTTGATCGATAATTAGTTTTAATTGTTCAATTAAATCGTTTGGGTCTAAAGTAAATGAATATTCACTTTTAATTATTTCTACACCATAACTATTAATAGCTACAGCATAACGACGTTTATTACCTTTAACAACAAATTTTGGATTTTGTTCTTCTTTAATAGCAAATCTAAATTCTTTGTAAGAACCATAATCTTTACCTATTGGTAAAAATTCATCTGATAGTTCAGATAATTGTTTATCATCTAAATTTTCTAATGTTTTACCATCTAATTTTAAACTGATTTCTTTTAAGCGGTCTCTTAATTCATTTAGATATATTATTTCATTAGATAATAACATAGTAGCTATAACTAGTAAAGCACTTAATGCTGATATTAGTTTTAATATTTTTTGTAGTTTAGGTTGAAGTTGAATTTTTATAGGGATTAAAACTGGTATAGGTAAACTTAAAATTCTTTCAATTATAGTTATTATTAAAGTAGTTGTAATTATTATAGCGCTTACCGTTTTAAGTATTTTTTCTAAATCAGTTAATTTTTTAATATTATTATTAATTAATGTTATAGCATTATTTCTTAAATTAGTTGCTATAGTTATAGTAGCTTGATCTTTAACTTGAGTATCTATATAATTATTTACTTGGTTTACTAATTCTTCTAATTTTTTTCTTTGAGAAATTAAAGTTAAAAAACTATTTGTTAATTGAAGAGCTAAAACAGGAGCTAATGTTTTTGTAACGTTAGAGACTATTTGTTTTGTTAAATCTTTTTTAGATTTATTTTCTTCATTTTGAGTATCTTTTTTTGATTTTTTTATACTAGTATTAAGACTTTTTTGTTCATTTTTTATTCCTGTATAAGGATCATCTTCTATAATATCTTTATCTTGATCAATTTTTTTTCGTTGAATATTAATAGCATCTATTTCAGCGCCATATGAAATTTCAGCTTGTTTATATATTTCATTATATTGGTCCTGAGTGATTTGATTTGTGTCAAGTTGGTATAAGGCATTTTGAATAGTATTATCTTTATTTATTCCGGCTTGTTCTTCACGCTTATCTAAATTATCTAATTCATTATCTAATTCGGCAGTTTTAGTTTGATTGCCTATAATTATTGTTTCTTTATTTTCATCTTTTGTTTGTGTTCCAAAAGTTTTAATAGCAGTAGATGTAGATATTGCTTTTAAAATATCTGGAGATATTATAGGTGATATATTAGTAGTATTAGCCATTATGATGTAAATACTTTTTTAGAAGTTATTTTACTTAGCAGATCACTTGTTTTTTTCATATCATTAAATAGCTCTCTACCTGCAGAATTTAAAGTTACTATAGGAGAACCCTCAGATGTACTTACTGTTTTAGATAAATAAGAAGCAAGTCTAGTTAATGTTTGTTGTAAATGAATTAAAAGTTTTATTGTTTCATTTCCTAATAGTACAGGTTGGGGAAGAAGATTTTTATCATACGGGCCTAAAAATACAGTGTTAGAATTTAAATGTACCCTTTCATCAGCATTTAAATTAATAATGTTTTTAGTATTTAATTCAATATTTGTTTTTGCAAATAACATTACTTCATCTCGTTTAGAATTAATTACTACTCTATCACTATTAAAAATAAGTTGAGCATTAAAATAATCAGGTATATTTAATGGATTAGTAAGATTATTTAATACACCAGTTTTATCGGTTACTAAAGGTATTTTTTGAGCAGAAGTAAGATAAATAGAGGATAAGTCTTTATTTATTTTTTCAACATGATATTTTTCATTAGGATTGTATGCAAAACCATTACTTAATATAGTGATAGGATCAGTATCATTTCCTATAGTACTCCATTCATTTAAATTACTATATAATTTAGTTGTAGAACTAAATCTTAAACCAGCACCTTGCCTTCCTTGAATTATATTATCTCCTTCAAATGAAAGTAAAGCTTTTATATTTGGATTTTCAACAAATGTAACTCCTAAACTAGCATTATCATCTGCTGGTTGTGAGTTTTGCTGTTGATTATTCCATAAATTAATAGTACTTATATAGTATTTTGAAAATGAGGTATTAGATATTTGAGATACAGGAGATGGAAGTTCATCTATGTATATTAATTCTCCTTTTAAAGGATAATATTGATTTTGAGGGTAAAGAGGTTTAGCTAATTTACAAGAATTTAAAAAATTATCATCTATACTACCAACAGTATTTTTAGATTGAATATAATCTAAATAAAAAACAGTACCTATACCTGTCCAACCACCAGCTTTTTCAAACATAGCTTTAGTAGGAGTATTTTCAGTAGTAACAACTCCATATACTCTACCTACTTGAGATTTTTTAGAAGGAGAATAATTATTTTTACCTATTGAAGATACAACGGATGATAGATTATCTCTTACTCTCATTTATTTTCAAGTTGTATTATAGGAGCTTGTTCTAATAATTTATTACCCTGCTCTTGTACTGCTTTTTGTTCCTCAAGCAAAGCATTAATTTCATCCATATCAATTAATTCTTGACCAGCACTAGCGTTAACACTAGCAGCACGTTGTGCTATACCTGCCATTTTAATTAATTGTTCGTTGTTTTTAACATTAACATCAATTAAATCCTTAACAGTAGGCATCAACATCACAGCGGAACCTGCATTAGATGTAGCAATAGGTTTAAGAGTATCGATTAATTCGTTAATTTGTTTATCAACATCTTTATTATTCCTATGTATCTGCTTAAACAGGTCTGCTAGAGATGTGTTGCCAAATATTGTAACATCATCAAAATTAGACATAATTTGCGTTTACCAATAAATATAAATAATTAAATTTTTATATATCCATGATTATAATATTCATTATATAATTGGACGTATAACGATTTAAGTTTTTTAATTATTTTAGTAATTTGGGGAGTAGACACATCAGTAATCTCACGAATATAAATGTATAGTGCCTTTTTATTAAATATTTCTAATGTTTCACGTTTACGGAATAATTCTACAATTGCGTCTGCAGTTTGAGCGTCTTGTTTTTTTGGAAATAATTTATATATATGAGTGTCAATATACTTAATATATTGATCTATAAAATTATTTTCATTAAATAGGTTTTCTATACTTTTATCATTTTCATACAGTTGCATTTGATCGTCATCCGATTCATCTACATCGGCTCGTTCCTGGAGTTTTTTGTAGTTGTTTTCGTTGTAAACAATTAAATAACGCTTTGCAATAGTGCCAAAATAAGAAAATGCTTTACCTTTTTCTGGTTTATATAAGTGAAGTTTTTCAAGGAGGAAAGTAATAACCTCGTGTTTGAGTTCTTCTATCGTATCTGTATCCGTATAGTAAAATTTAAACGTATGAATAATATTTTCGGCTAATTTATAAAAGCCGTATTCAATACGTTCATTATAGATACGATTACGTGTAGCAGTATCGGTAGTAACAAGATATTCTACAATAGCATCCTCAGTATCCTGAGTAAAATAAATGCGGGGTTCTTTTGGTTTGCGCTTGCGTGGCTTTCCTCGTTTAGTTAATGCTAATGAATCATCAGCAAATATATCGGAGCCGTAATTATCAAAATATGACATAGTATGATTTCCTAATTTTTAATCTCAATATAATGAGAAAAAATTACATAACCAAACTTATTTCTTATTAGAAAATTGATTAAGGATTTCTTGAATTTCTCTTAAATTAGTAAAGAAAGTTCCTACTTCATCATCTGTTTGAAATGCACCTAATGTATCTAATTCTCTTAATTTAGCATCAGAATTAGCAATAATAATACTAATAGCATCAATATATTGTTGCTGTTCGGTAACTGCTTTTTCAAGTGCATTATTGCGTCTAATAAGTAAAAATATACCTATCCCTATTATTTCAATTAAATGAATTCCTATTAACCAAATCCACATCATAATTATCTATCGGCAAATTGTTGAGCAAATTCATCTCCTTCTAAAGAAATAATTTCACGAATTTTTTCAACTTGGTCTTTTAATTGTTCAACAGATTCTAAAAGTTGTTCTTGATCAACACCACGATTAACTTGAAACTGTATTCTGTTAGCAGTTGCGTCTAGTTGAGTTAATTTGTCTATTACATTGTTTTTGTAACGCATAATATATGTTTATATATAAATATATGATAACCTATGTTCCCCAACCCCTCACGTTCTCTCATTTCAAACCTCTCGTAGGTTAAATATACCAAAGAAATTTTATACTTCCAAAGAAGAAGGGCATCTTTTTCAAGACGCCCTTTTACAATAATTAATAATTAAATTATACCATTAAATTAGCTTTAGTAACAGCTTTTCCTAAATCAGCTTTAACTTTAGCTTTTTCTTCTGGGGTTTTAGCCTTTTTTAATGCACTAATATAGGCTGTAAGAATTGTGCCTCCAACTCCGAGAAGAGTAGCTACACCTGCAATAAAGTTAGGATCAGTAAGAGAGCCAACTCCTCCTTCTTCTAATTCTTCATTTTCATCTAATTTTTCTTTCTTATCTTCGTCCTTCATTTTTTTCTTTTCAGCTAAAACAGCTTGTAATTCTTGGCGAACCATTTCAGCTAATTCACTTTTGGTAAGTTTTTTCTTTTCCATTTCTGATAGTGTGTTTATTTTTGGGGATTGTTTTAAAATTGTTTTTGCTATTTCTAATTGTTTTGGGTCGTCGATATTGACTTCAAAATAACCTTCAAGTTTATTATCTTGAATTTGTTCGCTTCCTACTGCCTCGCCTTGTTTTTCCATGCGATTAAGAAAAGCCGCTTTATCCTCAAGTTTTATCTTAAATGTCATTTACAATAAATATAATAAAGATCCAACCCCCACATAGCATTGTGGCCCCTTACCTAACTACTTCAATCCGTATATACGATTTATCATTAAGTCATGCCACACGTAATGTACGACGGCGAAGGAAATGAATTGAAATCCAGTAATTCCCTTAGTCATCATCAAGTGGTAATGTAAGGTAGCGATAGCGATATGACCTATAAGCGCGATAATATGTTTTTTCATATCCTGGAAATTAATTAGTTTATTTTGCCAGGCGAAAACTTTATATTAACTTGGTAGTGAACCTGAGATTGGGGTAAGAGTATATCCCTTGTCCACGGCTTCCATAAACTGTTCCAACGTGAGACCAAAGCGCGCTGCTTGTTCTAGACGTTGTCTTAATATACTGTTTGCAATGTCTTCTTTTGTTAGTAGGAAACTATCGTGTATATACTTTTTCATCGACAAAAGAGGTTGTTAAAAAGAGATTTTAGATCTTTGACATTTTGGTTAAAAAGGGGTTAAATGGAAACCGTGCTATAAATATTGGTGAGTATATGAGTATATACTGTCGGTGGGTAAAGATCGTGCGTCTGTCGTGAATACACCTGCTTTTTTTTACGCCGCCACCGCCCCATCGATGGACCGCGGCCATCATGGGAGCAGATCGCTATCAAACCGCTATCGGACCGCTATCAATCGATAACGACCCGATATCAACGGTTTTTTATTAGGGCTTTAACCTGTCAACCATCTCATACATTTCGCTGATCCAGCACTCATGATCGGCATTTATACTATCGTGTGCCAATCTATCGTCGTACGCCTGATCATCCAACTCCCTCATCCAGCACTCGTACATCTCTTCGAACGTCAGATCCGATTGCCACATACCATTCAATACTACCCACGCAGCGAATTCGATTGCTACTATCCTGCTTGCATTGTCATTAATCATGTAATTCATAATGTTTAATTTTAATTGTGATATGAATATAGGGACGGGGCTTAGCCCCGTCACCCCATTGTTCAATATGTTAGTTATTATTAGTAGTGAATGTGAACGTATTTATCGAGCCACTGATCTGAATCTTCCATCTCGTATACCGGATCTACTATTTCCATATTCACCGTTACACTTATTACTTCATCAATACACCATCCATTCTCATCTGCTATAACATAAAACGTGGCTTCAGCATCAACGTGGTCTTCACCTGTAACGTTGATTACTCCGATTTCTTGATCTGCTGTCTTGTAAACGATAACGTAATTGTTGTTCATATAATTAATTTTTAATTGTGATATGAATATACGGTTATTATTTTGACCGGCCGTATTTATTTTAATCGCAGGTGTATATTTCTAGATTCACCCATAAATCGTACATTAAATGATTTACCTGATCCATCTTCATACTCGATCATTTCTATAGATTTAGCATATTGTTTCTCTATCATTTGAATTGCTTGGATTAAATTATATTTCATATTATTTAATTTTATAGTGTGAATATATGTGTTTAATTCTGACCTACACTAGCATTATTATTATATAAGTAGAATCGAGGAGTAAACATACGGTTGCTGCTTTAATCCACTCGGTTGTTGTGCCTTTAAAATTGGATAATACACTAATTGTAATCATACGTTTTAATTTTATAACGTGAATATAGGAACGGGGCTTCGCCCCGTCCAATTATTCATCTTCATCTTCAAATATACTATCTAATTTTTCTTTTAATATTTTAATAGCATATTTCAAACTATCTTCATCTTCATTATCTATAACCATATCAAATATTAGGTCTTCTAATTTATCTTCCCACTTAAATCCTTTTTTTAATAATTTTTTACTCATACGTTTTAATTTTATAGCGTGAATATAGGAACGGGGCTTTGCCCCGTTACCTTAATCATTATAGGTCCAATATTTCACCCCATCCCGTTCTATTGTTCTGGGTGGTTTATTTTTTGGTTTACTGCTGTTGGCTATTAATAATAATATCATTATAGTGGTACTTATAGCAATTACACCCACCATTAATACTATTGCTGCTACAGATACATCCATAGGCCCATCATTACCGGCTGCTAGGAATACCAATGTTAATAATATACCCATTAATACCCATAATACTCGCTTTAATGTTTGTTCGTTCATACGTTTTAATTTTATAATGTGAATGTATGTGTTTAATTTTGACCAGCCCTGTTTATTTCAACCCAACACCACACTTAGCCATTCCATTCGCTGCTTGGAATGGAGTGATTGATCTGGAGCAGCTGGAAGCCATAACGGCAATTAGGATTACTAGTGCAATGAGTGGAATTGTGAAGTCGAGTTCGCGTTGTGGTTTCATACTTTAATTTTTGTGTGACATGAAGGTAGGTGATCAGTCCTGACCACCCACTTCTAATTTTAACATTTAATTTTTAATCCTTATAAACATCCCAATCACCACCACTTTCAATCCACTTCCAATTCAAATCAATATAATATCCTTCACTTACATCATCTACATAATTACCACAAAAATCAAAATAATCCTCTCTACTTATATTCTCACCCTCAACAAATCTATCCTTAAAATCACTCAATACTTTCTCCATTTCATAACTCTTAATTACTTCTAATACAAAATCATAATTACTTTTAATCATACTATTTAATTTTAATTTATATAAATATAC